TTCGCGCACGGCCCGCCCGGGCGCGATGCATCCGCGTCCCAGCGGGCGGCTAGCTCAGCGGTAGAGCACTGCCTTCACACGGCAGGGGTCACAGGTTCGAACCCTGTGCCGCCCACCAGAAAATCCCAGCAAAATCAGTCACATAGAGCAGATTCGACGAGCCTGCGCCGAATGCTTGCGTAAATTCTCCGTAAAAAAATAGATGCCGGCCACGCGCCGCCCAAGCGCGACGCTGCCGGCTGTCGGCGGTTTTTCGAGACGCGGCACTCACCGACTAATCCGCGTCCGGCAATCCCGCTCACGCGGCCCCGCCGGCAAGGGTGAAGCTCAGACGAAACCGAGTACCCGGTCGATGTCCGTGATGACGACGGCCGGCTCGGTGCGCGCCGCGATGCCGAACGCCATCGCCATGGCCTGAAGCCCGTCGATGCGGCCAGTCGCCTTCGCCTTGTCCAGCTTGCGGGCGCCAGTCGGGTCTTTCGTCACGATGGCGTTGGCCGCGCACATCCGCAGGACCGGATGGTCGCCGTGAGCCACCCGGCCATTGAGCAGTTCGGCCTCCAGCGCGTCCAGCGCCGGCGCCATGTCCTTGTAGCCCTGCCCCCACTCGGCCAGCGGCAGTCGGCAGCCCAAGGCGTCGAATTCCTTCTGCAGGATGTCCATGCGCCAGCGGTCATAGGCGACGGCCTGAAGGTTCAGATCGGCCACGACGGCGGCGATGTCCTGGGCGACGTGCTCATAGTCGACGGTCCGGCCCGGCGTCGTGTGAAGCCAGCCCTGCCGCGACCACATCGTATAGGGCGCCCGATCCTTCTTCTCGCGGTCGAGCAGCCCGGCTTCCGGCGTCCAGAAATGCGGCACCACATGCCAGGCGCCAGCCACCTTGCCGATCAACACCAGCGCCGTGAGGTCGGTCCGGGCCGACAGGTCGAGCCCGGCATAGACCGGCGCATCCCCGAACGGCAGCACCGGCCCGCCGCAGGATGCCCACACCGCCGGGCTGATGAACGGGCTTTCCGTTGCCACCCGCTGATTCAGCAGCAGGTTGCGGGCGGTGTTCTCGGCCGACGGCATCCGCGACGCCTGGACCATCTGCTCGCGCAGATCATCGACCGAGCGGAAGATGCCCAGCGCCGGGTTCGCGGCCTGCCAGGCGGCTTCGTCGAGCAGGTCGCAGTCGGCCGGCGCGGTGTAGACGTGCGAGACGATGCGCGGGTCGTTGCTGGCCTCGGCGTCGTCCAGCCACACCGAGAACAGGTCGGCATCGCTCGCAGCCTGCGTCGAGATGGCGATCAGCAGCGGCGCCTCATGGGCGCCCTGTGAGGTGGTGATGGCGTCGATGAAATCGGACTGCGGCCCGCGTACCTGCCCGATCTCGTCGAGGATGGCCAGCACCGGCGACAGGCCATGCGCGGTCTTGCCCTCGGCAGCGAGCGCCCGGTACTCGGTGTTCAACGGCAGGCCGATCAGGCGCTTGCCCGACGGAACGATCCGCACCAGCTTCGCGAGCCTGGGATTGAGCGCCACCATCTGCGACGCAGCCCGGAACACCAGCGCGGCCTGGTCGCGGCTCATGGCGCCGCTCACCAGCTGCGCGTTCAGCCTCGCTTCCGGGCCGACGAGATGGGCCAGCAGCAGGCCGGCGATGAGGGTGCTCTTGCCCGACTTGCGGGCGACCGACAGGTAGGCTCGGCGGGTGCCGGCCGGGTTGTCGTAGATGTCGACGATGAACTGCTTCTGGAAATCGGCCAGCACCAGCGGCTTGCCGACATGCTCGCCCTCCGGGGTGACGCAGTAGGCTTCGATGAACCGGATGATCCGGTCGGCCCTCATGCCACGCGACGAACCGGAATCAGGTCATCATGCTGGGCTTCGGCCTCGCGCTCGTTCCTGAGCGCATTGCCGGCATCGTGCGCCCGGCCCTCGGTCGCCACGGCATGAACATGGATCAGCCGCGACACGGCCGCCACCCGCTTGATCGTCGTCTCCATCAGCGGGTGCTTCGGATTCAGCTTGCCGTCGATGATGTCGCCCTCGGCAGCGATCTCGGCCGCCAGTCGCTCGACATCGGCCTGCGCCCGCGCCAGGACGGCAGCATTCGCCAGATCCGCCGCATTCCAGCGGTCACGCGGCCGATTGCGCATCAGAGCCCGCCAGAACGGTTTTGCGGCCTCGGGTACGTCTACATACTCCGGCGGCTCGATCGGCGGCTGTGCGGCGTTCTGAGCAGCCACAACGGCAGCGGCAGCGCTATCGGATCGTCGATGGTGCGGCATCATGGCTTTGTACCTAGCGATGAAAGAACACTGGGCGCGCGGTCTACCGCCGTCGGTTGCTGGCGATTCCACGGATGGTCGGGGTCGAGCGGCATGCCGTTGATGTCGCAGCCGTAGACCCGTGGGCTTCCGTTGCGCTCGCGCATGGTCTTGGTCGAATGGCACGAGTGGCAGCGCGAGACCAGGTTGGCGGGGTCGTTGTTGCCCGGATTGCCGTCGTCGTGGTCAACGTCGGTCGCCGGCACGATCCGGCCGTGCGCGAAGCAGTCGACACACAGGGGATGGCGTGCAAGTACCGACGCCCGCAGCTTCTGCCATCTCGCCGAGTTCAGCGGGATGGTCCGGCGAGGGTCGGCCTCGCGCCCGGTCGGTCGTGCGCGCTTCATGCCGTCCTCCGAGCAGGAAGGTTTTCGAGCCTGCGGACTTCCTCCACGTCGAGCCAGCCATCGGCAATCCCTCGTTCGTAGAACTGCGCCCGGTTGAGGCTGTCGCCACGCAGCAGGCCCTCGACCGAATGCTCGGCGAAGTAGATCCGCCGGCCAGCATCGGTCAGCAGCTGCCGGGCGATAGCCTGCTCCCACATGGCAAGGTGGCGACGCAGGGTCAGGGTGACGAACTGGCGGGCCATCTCGACCGAGTTGGAATAGTTGCCGTGGCGCAGATCGCCGATCACGGTTGGCGGCACCCGGAACAGGCGGGCGACTTCCTCGACGGAAAACTGCCGGGCGGCGATCCACTCGGCGTCTTCGAGCGTCATCGACACCGGCTTGAACTCGACGCCATCGCCCAGGATGGCGGTATGCCCATGATTGCGTGCGCCACTATGCCCGGAATCCCATCGCGACCGAAGCTTGTTCATCGCCTCGTCACTGATGGCGCCCGGCACCGACAGGACGCCCGTCAGCTTCGTCCCGTTGCGGAAGGTGGCAACACCATGTTCTCGCTCGGCCAGCGCCAGTTCGAACACGTCGCGCGCCGCCGCGACCGGGCTCACCCCGAGAATGCCGTCGTCGGTCCGGTGCCGAAGGTGGAACACTTCATCCTGGACGAGCCGGCGCATCTTGCCCCGGCCATCGGCGACATCGTAGGCGAGCCGGCCATTGTCGAGTTCCAGCACCGTCACCCGATCGGGATGGATCGGCACCAGAGACCGAACCTGTCCGTCGTAGCCGCGATGAATCTCGGCGAAGGCATTGCCGCGCAGCAGGACGGCAGCTTGTAGCTGCTCGCGCAGTTCCAGCGCGCTCTGGCGCTCGTTCGGCGTCTCATGGAGCACCCGGTATAGCGGATGGTCCCGCGCCCGATCCCGGCCGTCGTCGTTCCTGCGGTACAGGATCAGCGGCAGCGAGCCGATGGTCTCGGCAATCGCACTGACGCAGGCGTAGACCGCGCTGACGCTCTCGGCCCGGGCCGGCGTCACGGATGCGCCGCGCAGTGCGGCAAAGTCCTGCCAGTACGAATCGCCACCGGGTGCGCGGTTCGTCGAGCGGCGTTCGTAGCCGAAGCGGGCAAGCAGGCGACCGATCATCGGCAGGTCTCCAGCCATTGCCGCCCGAAGATCATGATCTGCGGCGGTCGGTGACGTACGTTGATCTCGGTCTGCTCGTAGGCGGGCCAGGACTGGATGACGCTTATCTCGTGGAGATCCACGGCGCGGATCTCACGAAGGTCTCCGTTCCAGTCCTCGTCGGTGGCGACGAAGCCAAACGACATTCCGCCCAGGTCGCCGCGTTCGGCCAGCGCGAGCAGATCAGCCGCTGCGCGTGTATCAGGCAGTGCCAGATCAAAGGCCAATCCATAGTCATCTTCCTCCAGCCGCAAGGTGCCTGACCGGGTGCGGCCAAGTAGCTGCGACGGGTCGTGGTCGACCAGCGCGAGAATGTCCCGGTCGAGCGTGTCCGCGAAGGCACCAGGGCGAATCACTTCGCGAAAGCTTCCGATGCGGGTCTCGACCAGAAATCGGGCTGCGTAGCCGGTCAGGCGGCGGCCGGCGGCCGAGACCGCCGAGACCGCGCCGCGTCGCTCGATCATGTTTCGCTGGAGATGGTCGTGTCGATGTCGTCGGCGACCACGAAGGCTTCGGGGTGGCGCAACGCCACATCGACGGTGCTCATCGCGCGAACCTGGACGTTGCCCTTCGAGTAGGCGGTGCTCTCGAACGGGTTCACGAGGATGTCGATCTCGGACCAGATCCCGAGCATGGCCTGCGACCAGTCGCCGAGGATGATCTGCCCGACGTTCGAGGTGTTCACCAGCGGCACCTGGTTGGTGACGTGAAGCGGAATCTCGGCAAGTCGACCTCGCTCCAGCAGGAAGCCGGCGGGCTCGCTCGTCAGCATCGGTTCCGACTTCAGGCGCCGCGACACCGAAGGCGAGGTCAGCCAGGACGACGGGCTCGCGTTCTCCAGCTCGGCCAGCTCGATCATCGCGAGTACGTTCGACCAGTTCAGCGGGTCCAGCGTTGCGGACTGGACGCCCCCGTTCGTGCCGATGCTCGCCAGCACGCCCCTGGGCTCGTTCGCGCCGCCGCCCTCGATCAGCGCCGAGTCGATGGCCTTCGCCAGCATGGCGGCGAGGTCATCGCGCACCAGTTGCTCGATGTCCGGGCTCGATTGCTGAAGCAGCTGCCGCGACAGTTCCGTGATGCCGCCCGCGTGCTTCGGCGTCATAGTCACGGAATCGAAGGTCATGTCCGAAGGCGTGAGCGGCGAGTTCTCGGCGACCCAGCCGACCGACAGGCCGCTACCGTGCTTCGGAATCGAGACGTTGCCCGTCAGGCCCGACAGCACCCGCACGCCCAGCCGACGAGCCAGCAGCGCATTGCGCAACGGGCTGATGTATTGGTCCGGGCGATGGTCGGTCGGCACGATCTCAGATGCCGAGCTCGTGGTCGAGACGCGGGTCTCGATGGCGGCCATCGGGATGAACACGCCCTGCGCCTTGCGGCCGGTGCGGGTCTCGGTTTCCTTGTGGAACTCGGCAGCGGCGCCGTCGAGGCTTCGGCCTTCCATGGCGGCGCGCAGCACGTCGACCACGTTCACCCGCGCTTGCAGGTCGGCGAACGGACGGTCGGCGACAGGGTTGCCGACCATGCGGCGCTCGGCGTCGACCAGGAACTGCGCTCGGGCTTCCTGCCCTTCGAGGTCGACCACGGCGGTCTTCAGCCCGTCGAAGGTCGTCTGCTCGTCGGCGGTGAGATTGCGATTCGCGCCTTCGGCAGCAGCCAGCAGCTGGCGCATCTCGGCGACTTTGGCGGCGCGTTGCTCGCGCACAGCATTGAGGTTCATTCGGTGTTTTCCAAGGAGAGGATGAGCCTCGAATAGCACGTGTACATGCGGGTTTCAACTCGATTGCGTCGAATAATCACCGGCGAACATTGGCGAACGATTGGCGTTGCTCGAAAGCAAAGAAAAGGGCGGCGCTAGGCCGCCCTGGTCCTTCTTCGCTCGTCGCTTACACCTGGTCGTATACCTCTCTGGCGCCGTCAATGAAGCCGCGAACCTGATGACCGCCAGGATAGGCGGCGATCAGGTACTGCTCGCAGAATTCTTCGACCATCTGCCGGTCCCACTCCCGTTCGCCGAACACGGCATCCGCGAGCACGGCACCCCACCCATGCGCCGAAGGTTCGCCGTCGAAAGCGTCGTCGTCGGTGTCGATTGAGGCTATCCGTTCCAACACTTCAAAGTCGGCCTCATTGAGCGCCCATGCCTTCCCAGCTGCGACAGCCTCGGCTTCCTCTCGGTCGGCCTTGTGCTCACGAGTAGAGCGCAACCGCTCCAGTTGTCCTTGCGTCATGTCCACTTGCTTCGTCCTTTCAAGTTGAATGGCCCGGCGGAACGCCTCTTGTGCCACCTGAGACCAGTTGATGCCCTCGGTCGAGTCCATATCCGCCTTGAGGGCATCAGGCAGATAGACGTTCAGAGTTGCCATGCCAGGTATGCTCATAATGAAGAACATATGCGCATATTCAGATATTAATGCGCATATGTCAAGCCCCCTATTGGGAGTCCGCCAACAAGTCCGCCATCCGGTCGATCTGCTCGCGCTCCGATTCCTCGGCCACCTTGGCAGCGGCCAGCGCCCCGGCCGGCAGCAGCGATTCGATGTTCGAGCGCAGCAGCGTACGCAGGATGTTCGCCGGCATCGCCTCGGCCTCAACGGTCTCGGCGATATGCAAGGAACGTCGGTCGCCGGCTTTCCTCGGTAAGCCGTCATTGCCCGGTCCTCGCCAGCTGAAGCGCGCCCACCGCCTCGATGTCGCCGCCGCGAGTGCGCATCAGGATCGCGAGTTCCGGCATCCGGCGCTCGTCGCCCAGCAGCAGCCTGATGCCCGGCAGCCCGCCGTCCTCGGCCATCGCCATGATCTCGTTGCGCTCGTCAGCAGGCAGGCCCTCCAGCCAGTCGCCGTAGACGATCCCGGCCGCGAGCACCAGGTCCTGGAAGTGGCGTTGTACAGCGTCGTCCATGTCGTGTTCCTCGGCAGCGCAACACGTTTTGAAACCCGGGAGCCGAAGCCCCCGGGCGCGGTCGAGTTGCAAGGTTGAATACCGGCCACCGCGTTCGTTCAAGGCCAGTTCGTTGACGGGCGCGAGCCCGAAATCCGTTGCGAGCGCCGATCTTTCCGGCCGCCCGAGTTCCTGCTTTGCCAAGCACCCGCCCGAAACCGTTGCTGGGCGTGCGATTCCCCGGTTTTGAGCGGGTACGGGTATTGGTGAAGGTATTGGTACTGCTACTGCTATAGGTACTGCTACTGCTACAGCTACTGCTTTGGGGTGCGCGCTCATCAGTTCGTCTCGGCCTCGACAATCTCGGCGACGACCGAGTAGCGCAGCGGTTCGGGGATCGGGCGCTGCTTGTAGTCGGTGGTCACGGTGCGGGTACGAACGCGCCAGAGTTGCCGGCGCAGCATCTCAAGCGATATCCGGTCGGGCCGGGTCTTCATCCCGCTCAAGCGAACCATGTCGCGCAAAAGTTCAGACGAGCGCCCGAGGGTGAACCTGCCGCCCTTCTTCGGTCGGGACAGCAGCTTCTTGACGCGGTAGGGTTTGATGAGCCGGGTGCCGGCCAGGTCGCCGTCGGCAATCTCGAAGCGCAGCACGACCTTGCCGCTGTTGAACAGGAACAGGGTTTCGTGCTCGACGTAGCGAGCGACGTAGGCGCCATCAGGGACGCGATCGAGGGTGGCCGACGTATCGACCTGGATATCCCATTGATCGCGCCCCACAGGCCCGGAAATCGACTCCGGCACGGCGTTCATGATCCGGCGACGTAGCGGTAGCGTTTGCAGCGCGTCTTGCCGCCAAAGCGGTTCGGCACTTCCTCCCACACGCCGACGATATTGAAGCCCTCGGCCCGCAGGACCGCGACCGTGCTGTTCAAGCAGGAATCGCCAAGGCGTGCGGCTTCGAAGCGGTTCAGCGATATCCCGGAACGCAGGATGTTCAAGATCCTGTTGATCTTGGTATCCTTGGGGTGCTGTGCTTTCCTCTGGGCCGTCGGGTGCGCCAACACCTCGACGGCCTTCTCGTTTGTGGTCATGGCCTACGCCTCCATCGAGGCGGATTCGGCCTCGCGGTCGCGCTGCCAGTCGTTGGCGGCAGCGGCCGAGATGAAGCGGCGGCGGCCGACCATGTAGCTGCGAAGGCGGCCTGCCTTCATCTCCGCAAAGACTTGCGTCCTGCCGATCCCAAACACGTCGCAGAACTGCGGGATGGAATAGGCCTGAAGGGATTCGAGGAAACGCTGTTTCGCCGCGAGCGCGGCATGGAGTTGCTCAACCACTTGTATGCTCCTAGAGTCCCCCGCTCAATCCGTTCAAGCGGGTATGTGCGGACTCTAGGAACGCTGGCGAACAGTAGCTAGGTTGAGTTGCAAGCCGGAATTCGGTGCGAAGTTAACCTACCGATACAGAAAGGAAACTTCGGCGCGGTAGTGAGGATCGAAGGTCCGGATTGCTTCGGCCAAGGCGTTGCGCACTGTCTCGGGCGACAGCACGATCCCCGATAACTGGCAGATGCGGCCAAGCTCGCGAACGTCCTCACTGTTGTTGCTCAGCGCCGGGCGGTCGAACCCGTAGTCGTATCGCAGATACAGGAACCCCTTGGCAGCCATCGGCAATGCAAGTTTCTGTCTTGCGGTCGGCAGCTCGCTCGCCGCCGTGCGAGCCGAGGCGGCCAAGTCCTGAATCTGGTATTTCAGCACCTTCATGGTGGTGGCCGGCTCATGATCAATCGGCCAGCCATCGGCGCCCACCTCCGTCTCGTGCCGCTCGAAAACTTCCTCGATGTCGGTCGCTTCGTGTTCCGCGATCAAGTTCGCGAACTCCTCGGCGCGCTGCGCGAAGGCTTCATATCTCCGGCGCGTTTCCGTCCAGTTGCGCCGGCCGTGGCTCTCATGGACAGACTTCACCCATTCCACCAGCCGGTCGACCCCGTGGTCGTACATTTCCTGATTGGTCATGCCGTCCCTCACAGCGCCAGTGCGACCAGCGCGGCCGCTGCGTGATCTTGCCGAAGGTGCCCATAGTGGGCTTCGATCATGGCAACCGATGTCCCGCTGATCTGCGCCACCGTCAGCAGGTCCAGCCCGCCGACGACAAGATCAGTGATCGTCGAATGCCGCAGGACGTACGCGGTCGTCGTGGCCGGCAGATCGGCGGCCGATGCCGCATCCTTGATCGGCCCCTTCCAGGAATCCTTGTTCCAGGCTATCCCGTCGGCCCGGCAGAAGATCGGCGCCGCCGGCAGCTTGCTACGTGTCTGCTCGCGCAGGAAAGTGGCAACCGCCTCTGGGAGAGTGATCCAGCGCTCCCCGTCGTTCTTGTCGATCCCGATCCGCAGGGACTTGCGCCGGTGGTCGTAGTCGCCCGCCGTCAGCGCAGCCAGCGCACCAGGCCGCAGCGGCAGGATCGCCAGCCCCCGCAGGAACGGCCGGATCTCGTCGCCAGCAGCCTCGACCAGCCTCCGGCGCTCGTCCTTGTCCAGGTACAGGTCGCGACGCCTGCCGGCCTTCTCGCTCGGCTTGAGCGCCACGCGCCAGGCGAGGTCCGATGCGACGAGCCCATCGTCCAGCGCCCTGTTGAGCGCCGCCCGCACCGGCACGATGTCCCGATTGACGGTAGAAGCCGACCGGCCCCGAGTTTCCTCGGCAGCCTTGCCCGGCCGGTTGCGCGCCTTCAATTCGCCACTGGCCTTGCGCCGCCAAACTCGGGCGGGCGCTGCGGCGACTCGGCGGCGCCACGCTTCAAGATCGACCTTGCGCAGCCGGCCAAGCTCGATAGCAGCAACCGGATCGCCATAGACCAGCCGACGGAAGCGCCCTTCCGTCTCGTCGGCCTTCTTCTCGTTGCCGTCGGCCCGGATGGCCTTCACATGCCGCTCGCAGGCATTGCCCATCGTCATCTTGTGCGGCGTCACGCCAGCGTCAGCCGCCCGAAACCATTCGAGCGCCGACTTCAGCGCCGCGTTCCATTGATCCTTCGGCAGATGGTCGGCGAGCTCACCGAGCAGCTTGTAGTGCTGCTTTCCGGTGGCGGCATCCCGGACCCGCGCCCACCAGGTACCCGACGCGGCACCGGTCTTGCGAAACCCGACGTACTGCCCCGTCGTGTGCTTCTCCCAGACGATCTTGTCCGCGTTGATCTTGAGTTGCGACCGCCCGCCCGCGTTCCTGATGCCCATTCTCGCCTCACCTTCCGTAAAACTTCCGTAAAACTTTACGGCGAACGCTGGCGAACCGTCAAGAACTGTAATTCCGCAAAATCAATGGCTTAGTGAACTTCCACGAACTGGTGCGAACCCATAATCCGGCCTTCACACGGCAGGGGTCACAGGTTCGAACCCTGTGCCGCCCACCAGAAAATCCCCTTCTCTCGACCATTCGACTGCCTGGTGTGGCAAGCCATGCGCGATCCAGATCGGATATTCT